AAGATAAAAAAAAGATCAAAAGATCAAAAGTGCCGGGTAATACTGACCGGCACTATTGATCTTTCTCATTCGCCTTTGCTATGTCATATCCTGTCATCAGTCTCGCTGATTTCGGTTCTAAAAAAAGAAAGCGTGCTTCCAGTGGAACCCAACAGCGCAAGCGTGCTCGCACGGCTACTGCGCTTGGTAAGGCGCTGGTGGCCCGTTATCCAGGCGTTGTACGAACTGGCGGTGCGTATGGCAAATATGGTATTAACGCGCGCAATGCTGGCCTTCAGCCCGAGTTGAAGTTCTTTGACACCAACCATTCCTGGTCGTTCGACACCACTCCAGAGATTCAGACGCCTTCGAGCCTCAACCTCATTCCTCAGGGGACAGGAGAGTTCCAACGCGATGGCCGTTCCTGCGTGATCAAATCTATTCAGATTGTCGCTGACCTCCTTATGGTCCCAGCCGCAGCGACTACCGTCTCGGTGGGCTGTTTCATGGCTCTCGTACTAGACACGCAGGCGAACGGCGCGGCTCCCGCCTTCGCCGATGTCTTCGACTTCAACTCAGCTGCGGACTGCCTCCCTAACCTGAACAATGAGGGTCGCTTCCGTGTGCTGAAGAAATGGTACTGGGTGTTCAAACCAACCGCGGGGGTATCCGCTGCTTACAACCATGACCGCAAGCACATCAACTTCTACAAGCGCTGCAACATCGCTCTCGAGTTCTCGAGCTCAACAGGAGCCCTCACTGAGCTACGCTCCAACAACATCTTCCTCGCCACGGCTTCCACCGGCGGCGACGATCTTGTCTCCATCTCGGGCGTGAGCAGGTTGCGCTTCGTAGGCTAGTCCTGTCGATACTGATTGCGACGCTGCTTTAATATATTTGGTGAAGCCTGTTGGTATACATGAGATACACATGCTCGCCCGAATAGGCGGGGGCCCCCGCTTCGCTGCCCCCTGCCCTCGGGCTGCGCGGCTTCTGTCGGGGCGGCCTCGAGGGCCGCTGGCTTGGTTAAGGTCAATCATTCTTTATTACAGAGCTTGAGTAGGAGGAGTACACTGATCATCATCAGAAGATGAATGAATACTCATCGGCTGGCTGTGGGTGTTCAACCCAGTCGAGTAGTCCCCCGGGGCGCAGTAGTCCGTCTCGAACCTCTCCTTCCAGTACTGCTCGTCGCTGTGACGGTCCCACCCACCATCGCTCCCAGTCAGGGGAGAACGGTCCCAGGATTCGTCGCTGTCCATCTCTTCCCCACGAATGTACCAAGGTAATTCTTCGCTGGAGCGCAGCATACTGCTCCGCCCTCTCAGAGTAGTCCCACCATCGACTAGGGTGGATGTTAGTCGTGATCACGATCACCTCCGGGGTCCAGTTCGCAAAACCTCCCTTAACGGGAACCGTTACTTCGTAACGGTCAAGGAGGCGGAGGACATCGTCCAGACGATACCCCGTCAGCTTACCAGCGAAGTCGTCGAGGATGGCCAAGGTCTGACCGTGGTAACGGTTGAACCACCCACCATTACACCCGATAGGAGCGACCCATCGCTCCTGAGGGGGTGCCAAGCCATAGGCATAGCGGCTTTTACCGCACCCAGTGGGACCATAAAGGATGATAACGGTAGGAGGGGACGTACGTTCGACTCCAATCTCCATAGCGAACTTCTCCAATCCGTTCGAGTACTTGATAAAGGAAGTAGGATGCTCTTCAACCATGGCTTGCCAGCCAGACGACTTCAGTGTGTCCACAGCGGCCATGAGATCGGATCGCTTGCCCTGCGCCGCGGGGGACCAAGTGCCAATCTCAACATAAGCGCCAGTGACAGCACCAGGTATGTCGCCCTTGCGCACTCCATCATGCAAACCATCAGGAGTGCAATAAGTACGGGCTTGATCACGCGTGCCAAGCCTCTGTTCCCAATGCGCGGTAGCGAGCAGCTTGCGCAGGGCGGTGAGGCGCTTACGCGCCTTCGCAGTCCACTCCACATACCCCTGAAAGTGCGGTGTCCCAGTGGCACTCATTTCGGGTTGAAAGATAGCATAGTTGCACTTCCAAGAATCAACGATAACGGACCGGAACTGATCGCTATTCAGAGTGGGGTTGTTCCAGGTGAAGCACCAGTGGGAGCTGCCAGCCGAGGTTTGTGTCATCAGTGTACAAGCTCAGAAGAATGACTGACGGTGCTCTTCGAACTCTTTTTGTACCGAAAAAGAGTTCGGACCGAGTTAGAAATTTAACTCGGAGTCGCAAGGGGGTCCGACATTTTTTGTCGGACGAAGGAAAAATTAATTTTTCCATTTCCTAAAAGCCGTAACGGAAAAAGATAAAAAAAAGATCAAAAGATCAAAAGTGCCGGGTAATACTGACCGGCACTATTGATCTTTCTCATTCGCCTTTGCTATGTCATATCCTGTCATCAGTCTCGCTGATTTCGGTTCTAA